TTTTAATGGACTTATTTCAGTTCTATCTTTATTCATAATTAATAAATCTTTAGCTTTACCAAGACCTCTTCTGCTAGATGCAATTAATTTTTCTAAACCACTTTGTTTTACACTAGGCATACCTTTTACACCAACATCAGCCATAGTTTGAAAATCTGTAAAAGGAGTTGCTGCCGCTTGTCTAGTAGTCATTCCTAATTCTGCCGCTCCTGTAAAAGAGGGGGCTCTAGTTCCTATTTGACCCATAGCTCTATCAGGTATAGCACCTGCACTTATATCACTTGCAACTCTCGCTCTGCCAGCTGCACCTGTTGGATCTGTTTTTGGTGCTCCTCCAGGAGGGAATGCTTTTGCACTTGCCCCACCTATTGCTGCTGATAATGCAATGTCTTTAAAATCTAAATCTTCACCTGTTGCAAGTTGTGTAATACCTGTTGTTGCACCAGATATTAAAGCTGCTTGTTGTGCTGCTGTTAATCCTTGTAAAAATGATGCTTGAGCCATGGCTGGTCCTAACGCGTACGGTGCTGCAACAGCTAATAATAATTTACCTGTTGGACTCTTTGCAACTTTTTTTAATGTTTTAGTTACAGCTTTGAAAGGTTTTCTAACTGTCTTAAATGCTTTTTTAACTATGCTACCTAATCCATAAGCTTG